TAATACTTGAGTTCCATCAGCAGCATTAATTCCTTTTAAATCTAAAGGAAAAACTACATCAGTATAAGAACTCTTCATTGATTCAGCCATAGCATTTGAAATTGCTATACGTACACTATGGTCATTTGCTGCCATTTCACTATGTGTTATAGTAGCTGTATCACCATTAGCATAACTTGCAAACTCAATTTTTGTTGATGTTACTGTAGATGTTTCACACATTATTAAAGGAAGCACTTGAAGCAATTGTTTTCCTGTATCTGTAACATCCATTGAAAGATATTTAACCATTTTATAAAGTTTTTAGTTAATAAAAAATATCCCTACAAATATAGCAAAAAAAAAGGAAGCTTTTCAGCCTCCTTATTTTACTACTTAGTCTCTGCGACTTTCTCTAAAAACTCTAGAATCTCAATACCTTCATCACTCTGAAGGTAAGACGATACCACATACAGTGGGTCCTCACCAAACGGAATGGTTAGCATTCGTTTCTTATTAGTCGGAGTATTAAAGAATACTTCCTTCTTATTTTTTCTAAAGGTTAATATACCCTTATCAAAGAATGACTGAACTAATGAGTCAATCATAAGCGTAGCATCACCTAATATATTAAGAAAACCTTGTGGCTCTCTTTGAGCAAATAAAAGAATGTCTCTACGTAACTCTGTTGAAGTTACTGAACTTGGGTCAGTACCAAATGCTACACGAGTGATAGCCTCAACTTGGTCTATTGTAAGCTCACGTGCTGCTATTAAAGCGTCTACCTGTATATTAAGGTCTTCAACTACCTCAGCCGCTTCTTTAGCGTCATCAATAACAGAATACTTAATATCCTTCGCAGGATGTAAGTCTAAAAATTTTTGTAATGATTGGTTGCTTTTTGGAACCATTAAGAACCCATCCTCAAATACGATTGGCTCTAGTATTGCGTTTCCATCTTGCTCGTCCTCAAACGGACTCTGTTGGTTTCTTGCGTATCGAAGAGCTCTCTGTTCTCCCTTCTCCTCATCAAACCATAGTAATGGGAATCTTCTTGAATTTCTTGATGCAAGCATAAAAGATATAGGAGCTTCTTGTCCTAATAACTTGTACTGCTTATCTACGTACTCTACTGTTTTTTTCATTTGATTTTAATTTAATTTGAATTTAAAAAAAAAGGAGCCCGTATTAACGAGCTCCTAATATTACTAAACTACTCTTGGAATAAGAAGAAGTTATTTGCACCTAATGTACATACAGCTCTTTCAGATAAGAAGTTAACCTCCATTGCATCTAAAGATGAGTTGTTTGCACCACCTGCTGAACCTGTAATCCAAGTCTTGTAACGTCTGTCTTCAGTCTCTGAAGCTCTGTAACGAACGTGTAAGAAAGGACGCTTAGCGTTCTTACCTAAGATTTGGTCATATACAGATGTTGAACCTGCAGGAACTAAAAGTCCATTGATTCTACCTGAACCTGCACCTGTTGGTAAACCACCACGCATAGTTGGGTCATTCAAGTACTTCCAATCAGACTTGTAGAAGTCATAACCTCTACGGAATCCTGTGAATCCTAAATTCAATGCCATCTCTTCGTCATTGTCAAATAGACCGTATGAAGTACCACCTGCTCCGTAAGAGTTTTGTGCTGCTAACATATCATCTATATCAAATCCAAACTGACGGTCAACGAATATTACGTTTTCCTCAATAGAACCTTGCTTATCAAGACGTTGAATGATTGAATCAAAGTCACCTAATACATTAGGGTTACCACCTGACCATACATTACCTCTGTTGTTTACAACATAGAATACACCTTCTGAACCTGCACCTGTTGGAGCATTTGCTACTGCCGTGCCATTCCCTATCGCTGCTGATGCACCTGAACCTACTAATGCAGGAACTGCTTCCAACATAGCTGTCTCTAAGTAATCATCAAAACGTAAACGAGTTTCGTGCTCTGACTTCAAGTACCAAAGGTATCCTGATGCACCATTCTCAGTTGTCACTTCAACCCATCCAATTTGAGCCATATCAGAACCTGATACTGCGTAACGGTCTTTAAGGATAATTGGTTTATTTTCGAAGAATACGTCATCAGCTTCTAAAGAACCTACCATTCCCTCAGTTCCTTTTGCAAATTCTGAACCGTAGATAAACATTGTGTATTTATCTGCAACAACACCTGTATGGTCTGCTCCATAGTAAGCAAGAGTAACTGTACCATTTGCTGTATCTACTACTGTAACTAAAGCTTTAAGGTTAGCACCACCTGTGTTTCTAGTCAACATAACTGTCTGACCAACACGAACTGCAATACTTCCACTACCCGGTACTAAAGTATCACCAATAGTCCATACTGCTGATGAAGCAGCTCCTACTGCACAAGCTACATCGGTATACTTAGTATGTAAACGTCCTTGTTCTGCCCATTTGATAAGGTCAGAGTTAGAAGGCATCTCTGCACCAACTAGACGTAAAAAAGATGCTACGGTACGATTACCATAACGCTCAAATTCTTTCTCGTAAGTATCAGGTAGATACTGATTTAAGAAATCAAAATTTGTAATATAATTGCTGCTTAAAGCAACCTGTTCCGAACTTGGCTGTAAGTCAAATCCGTTTCCTGTAATAGCTCCTGCCATTTTTTCTAGTTTTTAAATTTATTTTCTTTTAATACTTCTAATCTTTAAACCACGACCTGAGTCATTATTTAAAGACTTAAACTGTGTTCCTGATTTAGACGATACTTCAGGTGTGTTACGAGTTGTCATATTAATGTTCTTAGTCTTCCTCATTACATCCTCTGTTGCATTCGACTTACCCTGCTCATAAAAATATTGAGCAAACTTATCAGGGTTCATTGCAGCCGCTAACGCTTTATGGTAACCTGCAGCATCTTTCATTAAGCCACTATCATCTAAATACTTGTTAACAAAAGTCATAGGTGATTGGTGTAACTTCTTAGTTTCTTCTGCGTTACCGGGACTAAAAGTGATTTGGTCTTCTCCAATCTTGAAATCAAAACCTTTGAAATCATTGTTAAATACCTCTTCAGTCTTTTGTGTAAACCACTCAGACCTTCTTTTAGTTTCCTCTTTTTGCGTTGCCGCTTCGTTTAAATATTGCTTATAGCTTTCGTATTGCTCCTTTTCGCCTTCCGAAACACCACTACCCCTTGACTCAAGTGGTTGCTTATACATTTCTTGTTGCTCTGTGAAATAATTCTTAGCCTTAGCAATAGCTTTTTTCTTTGCTACTTTAATTTTCTTAATCTGTGACTCTTCATCCAAGTCTTCATCGTAGGAGTACTCATCCATTAATGACTGTATATCGTCATCGTCTAGAGCAGTCTCCGTAGTTTTAAGATAATCTCGTAGCAAAGACTCAGGATTTGCATCATCGTAATTACGTTGTAATTCAACATATTCATTTATGCTTCGACCTGTTTCTTTTTTATACTTAAAATAAGCTGCTACATCTTCAGGTAATTCTTCTTGAGTCTCTCGCTCTTCAAAGATATCATCCATTGATGTAAACTCCTTATTGTATCTTTCTTTAATATGTGAAAGAACTTGGTCTTCGGTTAGCCCTTGTACCTCTTCTTGTGGTTGCTCGACTACAACCTGTCCATTACTTGTTGAGTCTTCGAATTTATCTTCGTGCTTCTGAAGTAATTCTTCTTCAACCTGTGCTGTAGATTTTTCACCTACATCATCGAGTGCTCTTACTTTAATATCCATTTGATTTGATTTTATGCAAAGTTAAACAATTAATTAATACGATTTATCTAGGTGAAAACTCAGACAAGTCAAATCCATCTAAGCTATCCTCGTTAGATTCAAATGTCTGAGGAGGAAGATTGTTTTTTCTTTGAGTTATTAATTTACTCTGTTCTGTATTCTGCTGACTTATACGAGAACTCTTAGCGTCTTCACGTTGATTCTCTCGACTCTGTAGAGCGTTTTCTGATATATCTCTTAAACGCATATTAAAGTCAAATTCCTTATCCATAAGAACAGACTTTAGTTGAGCTTCATTATTCATTCTCTCAATATCAAAAGCAACCTCTGCTTGCTTAATCTGCATCTTGGCTTGAGTCTCAGCCTGTATCTTCTGCATAGCTGTTTGAGCTGCCATTTGTTGAGACTTAATTTGTTGTTGAGCCGTGACAGCTTGCTGTTGCATAGCCATCTTCTCGTCTCGCTCTTGCTTCTTAATACGTTTAACTTTAAGTAGCTGATTAGCAACCTTAAGATTTCTAAGTTCTCTAATATCAATTGCATCCTCTAAATTTATATCACCCTTAGAAAGAGCCATTTGTATGTTCTGCTCTAGCTGTGATTTTTCTTCTTCATCAGGTGAAACCTCTATAAATATTCCAAAGTCATATATATATAAGTCGTTAATGTCTTGAAGTATTGATACATTATATTTCCCTATCTGATTAGCAAACTCATCTTTAAAATCAGCGTACTGCAAAATGTCAGATATTCTGTACGTTAAAGCTTCAGCTAAACTTCTGTATATAAATAAACTTGCGTCAAGTATATGTCTTGTAGCCGTATTAGAATTTAATGCAGCCAACTTATTTACACCAACTAAAGAATTAGGGTCAGGTGTAGAACCGTCTCTAGCCTCATTTAAGCCTGTTACAGCACGTATCATTCCTAAGTAATGATTATAGTTACCAATAAGCATTTGAGTCTTACTAGCTCCTGAGCTTGATGTCAACTGAGTGATAGGAACTTTACCTTGATTGTAATCACCTTCCTGAGTATAGCTTCTACCAATTACACTACCTGTTTGGAAGTATAATCTTAAAGCGTCTTCAGGGTTGTAAGCGTTTCCTGTACCTAAGTCTACATCATTTAACCCATCCGCATCTATAAACACACCATCCGGAACAACCTTAGATATAACTTGCTGCAGCTTTAAGTGTGTCATCTGAATTAAATCAGCAAAAGGAATCATCCTTCTTACTAATGATTCAATAACTCCCTTATACATTCTTGGTGCAACAGCTACATAGTTCGGTATAGCATACTGACTAGCTGATTTAGGACGAACCATGTTCTCAGCTAATTCCCACTTAAGTATAATGTTAGTACCCATAACCATAACGCCATCGTACCACACATCAATTGTCTTCTCAACCTTTACAAAGTTACCATCATCCATCATCTCTTGTGGTGGATTAAATTGGTCATCCTTCTCAATCATCTTTGAACCACCATTATCATATACCTTCTTTTTGTATACAATCTTTTTCGTGGTCTTATAATTAAAGTATAAAAGTGTAGCTGAGTCTCTAGAAAATATATTATCTTGGAACATCTGAGCTGAGTTATAGTAGTCGTACCAACTCTGACTGTACTTTGATATTTTTTCTAAGTCTTCATTTGTTAATGAAGGGTCAATCTTCATTAGCTCTACTATAGGTAATGTCTTAATCTCTCCCCAATAAAAACAATCTTTAAAGTGAGGGTCTTCGGTATAACTGTATACTACATTTGCAGGGTCTACGTAGCTAATTTTTACGCCTGAACCCGGTAAAAACTCGTGCTTTGCTACACCTATACCCAAAACAGTAAGGTCGTAGTCAAACCTTTTACGTAGGTCTATATATTTATTAGAAGCAAACAATGTATTAATAGCTTCTTCTTCAGCTATTTCAATTGCAGGCTTATAGTTTAAGTTCATATAAAGAGAAAGTTCCTCGTCATTTTCAGGTAAGTCATTAGGGTCCATAGTAAATGGATTCATCCCTGTATTATCCTGTATGGTTGTAAGAACTTCCTTAGCTGCCATCTGACCCTGTATCATATCCTGATACTTACTTCTCTTAGATAGAGACATAGAATCCTCAGCGTAAGCATTTACCTTAAATAATCTACCCGACATACCGTTAACTACTATGTCAACAAACTTAGGTAGTATAGGAACGGGAGTCCAATCTAAATTAAGGTATGATAAATCTCCATCAACAGCTAACTCGTTTTTATATTTAGCAATAGATTGCTCACCTCTAGCGTATAGACGTAGTCTTCTAAAGTCTCTCTGTTGGTCGTAAAACTTACAGTTGTTAGAATCTTTTTTAAACCATTCATACTGAATAGCTTGACCTATCTGTAATCCAAATTCTTCTGAAGCTTTTTCAGCATCAGATACAAATTGACTTGGAAAACCTGCTGACGCAATATTTATATTTACCTCTTTCATCTATCTTAATAATTCACTGATTGACCCCTTGTTGTTATACTTGCCAAAGGTAATACTAATTTTTGACTGTTTTTGCTCCGGAAGGTAGGTATGCTTTTGATTTGCCATTATAGATAGCCCTGAACTTATAGAAGCATCAAACTTAGTTCTGTTGTTAATATCAAACCTTGCCCAATCTTCTAGGGTTTTTGGAAAAGGCATAGTGCCCATATCATCAGAATCCCTGTAAGCACCACTCATATCTAACCCTATATGCTTTTCTATGTAAGACTCAATAGCTGAAGCGTGTGATTGCTTAACATCTTCAGATGAGTTAGGTATTCCTCCCAACTCTTTTTCAGTCTTAGATAATTTATTAAACTGCTTGTCAGGTCTATTCATAGAGTAGCCTCTATAACCTCTATTCTTAAAGTGGTATAGCAAACGTGGCTTATTGTTCTCACAAAGTATTGGCATACCATAGAATACACACGCCATAAGAACCTCCTCAAAGAATATCTCAGCAGTCTGCGGTCTAGCTATATACTCCAAGAAAAATTCACTACTAGGGGCATCATCCATATTAAATTTAGTAAGACCGTGCAAAGAACCATTAGAGCCTTTACCACCAACCGTTCCTGATATATCATATGAGTCACATCCAAAAGAACCTATGTGCTCATTTCCGGGATACTTCATTCCCTTTTTAGTTATTATATTGTTCTGTAAGGACTTGTTAGGAACCCAACTTACTAAAAACCTACCTCTTATATCGGGGCTAAATATAACCTCTGTATCTTTTTGCCCGTCCTTCCAATGAAATGAACCCTGCGTAACGTGGTGTTCTTTTATCATTGAATCGTTATAATCAATCTGTTGATATATCTTAGTAAGATTAAACAATGAAGACTTGCTTTCATCTCTAAATGCGTGTGATTCTGTACGTGGGAACTGTCTGTAAAATTCATTCAACGCATCAGCATCACTTTTAAGAGAATCAACTTCTGCATTCCAATAATCTATAGCCCCATTAGAAATAATTTCATCATCTACTCCTAGTATGGATTTAGTCGGCTTAGTTAATACAGGCATACCGTGCTTGTCTATGAACCCTTCCATATTCCACTCCATTGGTATAAATAAAGAATACATACCGCTTTTAGTTTGACCGTTAGCGTTTCTATTATTTACATCTGAATCTTCGTATAACTTCTTGTAGTTACTACCACCCTTTGATAGTGCGTTTGATGTTGAACCCATCATACACTTACCTATTATCTTACTACCTAAACGCAAACAAGTCTTAGTAACACGCCAATTGTTTAATATATTGTTTGGTTTAATCCACTTACCACTCTCATCGTGTACAAGAAGTAACAACTTCTCACCATCATACGAGTTATCGTCCGTGTTTTTCCAATCTATCGTGGTATCTAACCCTTCAAGTTCATCAACTGCAACCTCGTGCATATTCTTTTTTGTAATCTTAGATGCAGGAATCCTAAAAGCTAATTCAGTCTTAGGTTTATCCATACCATCTTGTATAGGTTTAAAGAAAAATGGTAGCCTATTTGATATTGGTACAACCTTATCCGTAAACATCTTTTTAGCATCAGAACCCGTCTTAGATAGTATACCTACCCTTGCGTCTTTTGCTAATGTTCCTGAGTTTACAGCCTCTGAAGAGCCCATAAAAGAAAACCCTGAACGTCTAATCTTTAGATAAGTCATTCCAAATGAACGCTTATCAGACTTGCAAGCTTCCCAAAATATAAAGAATACTCTGTTAGCCTCACGATAGTCGGGGTATCCCACATCAATACTTGTCCACTGAAGATACATATAGTGAGAACCCGTAATGTACGTAGGCTCTCCTTTATTCATAAACCAATATCCTTCTTCTCTTCTATCAAACTCAGACTCAATGTAATCAACCCACCTATCTTTAAAGTTGGTAGGCATTTCGTTCCATTGAAATATAGATGATATTTTTTGAAGCTCTTTAGGAAACTCCTCACGCTCCCAATACTGAAGAGATTTTGTAGTGTGTCTCTGAGGTGTTAACTCAGGTCTTTTAGGTAAACCTATTTTAACTCCTGATATTTCTACTATATCGCCAACCTGTCCGGTCTTAGATATATTTATAAAGTCGTATTTCTCGTTATAACCATACAGCCAACTGTGACTACTATTCTTTTTAGATAGTGGT